AATAATTTTTGTTTTAATTCCCGTGTCTTTGAGCAGTTCGGTGATAACGGTCGAATACGCAACGGCCTCGTTGAGGTCGGCCTTCGATTCTCGCAGTCCCTCTCGATCATCATTGAGACCCACAAGTACAGACTTTTCGGATTCAATAGAAGTTGTGTCGTCGTCTTGTCGGGCCAAGTAATTATGAATGTTTGTAATCTGTCGTTGGTATTCATCAATCTTCACCTGTTTCTTGTCGTACTCTGCGACCATATCTCGCAGTTTATTAGACTCTTCGGTTATGCCTGCCAACTTCTCGTTGAACTTTCCGATTTGTGCGGCCGCTTGGTGTCGTCCTTCTTCAAGGTCGTCCCACTTTTTTGCGGCGGCGTCCGTCTTCGTTTGTTTAAGTCCTTCGTCGATACCTTGATCACAGGTGGGACAAGTGGTGTTATTTTCATAGAATATGATCTCTTTGTTGAGTTCTTTCTGTTTGACACCAAACTGGTGATCAAACTTCTTGATCTCTGTCAGTTTATCGGTGACCTTTGTGTGTTGTTCTGCTAGGTCATCAAGGTATGACCGATCGACCGCACCCATACCAAGGCGCACATTATTGATCGACTCTTCGAGTTTCGCCACCTCAAGTAGTTTCTCGTTGCGATTATCTCTCTGATTCTTTTCCAGATTCTCAACATACTTGGTCTGCGTCTTGATCTTATACTCAAGGTTCTCAAGATCAGCTGCATTCGCACGAACCTTCTCTTTCAGTACGGAGAACTTCTCTTTGAGAATGGTATTCATCTTTGAGAATACATTGATGTCGAGTAGATCCTCGATCACATCCCGTCTATGTTGTGCGGGTAACTGCATGAACGGCACAAACGATGACGAACCCAACACCACGATCTGGTGAAAGGATTTGTGGTTTAGTTTGAGAATGTTTTGTTCGAGTACCTTCTGGTATTCTTTGTTGTGACTGTCTTGATTGAGCAATGTGCCATCACGATAGATCTCAAACTTGACGGGTTTGATACCACGCACGATCTTATACTCAGATCCCAGTGCATGAAACTCCACCTCAACCACACAGGCCTTGCCGTTGATCGAGTTGATCATCTGATTCTTGTTGATAGACCGGTGTGCCTTACCAAACAGACCAAACGATAGGGCGTCCAACATGGTAGACTTACCCGCACCGTTCTGACCCACGATCAGTGTCGACGATGTTTTGTTGAGATCTATTTGAGTAAACGAATCACCGGTAGACAAGAAATTCTTGTACCGTAGTGTTTTGAATGTAATCATACCAATTCTAGTGTCTGTGCCTCGACCATCAATTCACGCACCATACCTTTGATGGTGTCTTTGTTCAGCGGAGTATCCACTGCATCAATATAAGTATACAATAAGTCTTCGGTAGATTCAACCGATACGGCATCATCACTCACCGATGTTCCAACAAACTCTTCGAAGTTCTCTGCGATCTTTAGCTCATGTATCTTACGAGAGTTGATGCGGTCAATGAATAACTCAAAGGTACGGGGATCAGATTTGTTGACCACAATCACCTTGACAAACTTGTTGTCCAGATGTCGAATGTCCATGACCATCGGCGACTTGACTGCCCATGGCGTCTTACCAGTATCGTCATAGTACACCTTCTCAAACAGGGTCACGGTGTTCTGTACAGGCGTCAGTTCACGAGTGTCAGTATCAAACACATGGAAGAACTTAGGATCGTGTGCATCACTCCAGAAGAACTCCATCTGTGAACCAAGGTAATGGATGTTACCCGACGATGACTTGGTGTGGTAGTGACCAGACAGAACAGTCTCGAATCGTTTGAATAAATCTGGACTCATACCGTGGTCGCAGATGATACCAGCCTGCATCTCGAATCCAGACAGTTCTAGGTGTGCACCACACACAGGCGCCTTACACCCTTGCAGGAATCGGAGTGTCTCTTCTTCGTTCTCACTATTGATCCACGGAACGAGTGCGACATCCAGACCGTCATAGTTGACCACCATAGGTTTTTCGATGATGCGAACTTCCTCCATGTAGTGACCCAACAGTTCTTTGAGTGCACTCAGATCGTTCGTGTTCTTGTAATATACATCATGGTTACCGGAGATGATGTCCATGTGTATCTTTTCCTTGCGAAGAACCTCAAGGAATATTTGCCGATTGTGTTCCAGAGCCTTGAAGTTGATGAACTTCCGGTTGTCATAGTAGTCCCCAAGGTGCAGGATCTTGGTGATTCCGTTCTCTTTCAGATAGGGAAAGAATACATCGGTGTAGAATCTTTCTTGATACTCCATCATCACTTCGGATGAGTTGCGGATGCCGCAGTGAGTATCATTCAGTATTGCAATTTTCAAAGGTCGTCCTCATCAAGAAATTCAGATAGATCAGAGTCTACACGTTTTCGCCGGCGCTTTCTAGTCTCTTTTGCATATTCTTTGACTGCCTTGTCGGTCTCTTTCACAACATCGATCCGTTCACGAAGTTCGTCCACAAAAGACTGAGTCTGTCGAATTGCCTCATCGTCTGAAAGTTCTGAAGCAATCAATTCAGAGATATCACTCTCACTTAGATACTTTAATTTTATATCCTGCTGTTTCTTTTCTTTCTGAATACGACGAAGAAACGCATACCATGCAATCTGAGTAAAATAAGAAAATGCATTTGGTTTACCGGTTCGAGTTGCCTTTTCAATATCGTAATTCTCTATTGCTCTAAGACAGTTCTCTACTGCATCCATCACCATCTCTTCACGATAGGTGTATCTCACAAAGTTTGCCTTCACTGACAAACCTTCAGATATTTTTAGAAAACATTGCGCGATATAATCAGTAACTATCGGCATTGGCTGTCCTTTTTCTTTTGCCTGATTAACAGACGAAACATACTCCATCACCGCACTCGAAAAATCGGCGTTGTTGACATAATGGGGTTTGTCTTTTGGTTTCATACAGATACCTCACATAATTGAACATCTACTATACCAAAAAGTTATAACGAATTCAAGGGGCTTGCTTTTTACAAAAAGAAGTGATACCCTAAAGCTGCTTAACGCGCCTCAGTGAATACTCGTATCGGGGGGTGGGAATTGAAGAACATTTGTTGAAGAACTATCTTTAGATTCCATCATCTCTTTTGTGACTTTCTCTAATCTTTCAGAAAATCTTTTCTCAAACTCTTTTACTTCATTTTGATATTCTGCCTTTCTCTTTGCAGCGATTGATTGCATTTGAATTAATGCCTCATTGTATTCGCGAACAAAAGCAGTGTTGGGTTTTGTACTACTCATTACATGATCAGTATTAACAACCATATATTCCATAGAATTTTCAATCATAGAAAACCAAGGTTTTAAACCATAATACTGTTCAGAAAAATCCTCACCGAAAGAATAAGATAAAACCATCGCATTACGAACAATCATTTGCTTACTACCCTCTTCAGGCCATTCCATTACTTCGCAGATGACTTCGTCACCACCATTCATTTTCATTTGTATCAAATTAATCATATAGGCACCTGTGTTATCTTATAGGGGAATTTCTCGCGAGAGTATATTTTTATACGCTCACCACTATGTAGTAGTGTAAAATTTTTCTTAGATTTGTAATGCAGATCGTCTGCAATATCATATAGTTTGGTATTCACACCATCATCTGACTTACGCAATCCGCGGCCTATCGATTGGAGTACTCTGATCTGACTTTTACTAGGAGATGCGAATACGATGTTATGAATGTTTTTGATATTAATGCCAGTGGAGAAAGTCCCCAAACTAGCGAGAATAATAGAATTCTTTTGACGGTCGACAATATTCCGAATTGCTTCGCGGTCACTGGTTTTAGTTTCTCCGGAGACGAAGAAGAATCGTTGGTCATCTTTCAATCTATCCTGTATTAGATCCCGTAAAACCTTGCCGTGTTTGTCCACAAGGTTAAACAGTACCAGAGTATTACCGGTTTGATTGACTGCCAGATTTGCAATGAATTTGTTTCGTTTTTCGTATTTGACGATGAAATCAATTTCATCTTGATACGTCCTTTTGTCTGTAAGTTGACAATGTTCCCTCGCATATTTAAGTAATACTATATCTATATCGAGTTTAGCAAGGGTATCTCGTTTCTGCAACTCGTGGGTTGTGGTCACACGATGCACAGGCCCGAACAACCCTTCGAGTACCAACTTGTGTACCTGAGTTCCGTCCAGTGTGCCGGTGGTACCGAACCGATACTCTGCCTTGATTGCCTTGTTCATGATCGACGACAGTGACTTGGACTTGAACCCGTGCACCTCATCCCCGATGACACAACCGAACTGCTGAAACCATGGCGGCCCCAACTTATAGATTGACTGCCATGTTGAGATGATCAACGGACACTCTGTTTCTTTATCTTTACCGGAATAGATGCGGTGACAGTTTGTTTCCACATCATAACCGTAGTCAGAGAAGTCTTTATACATCTGTTCTACCAGAGATGTCGTGGGGACAATCAGTAGAAGTTTTTTGTCGTGTTGTTCTAGGTACCACCGCGCCAGTAGATAGATGATGAATGACTTACCTGATCCGGTCGGTGATAGTAGGATGGCGCGTTTGTTTTCAATACCATGCACGATCGCATCATACTGGTAGTCGCGAGGCTTGAAAGGTAGGTCGGGTTTGTCCATCCACT